CACTTTGTTTCAGCGTTTAATAAAACTCACACAGATTGGTTAGAAAGATTAGGTTACACAGAACTAATTGATACATTAAAAAGTCGTGATATGGACTACTACTATAAAGTCCTAACTTATTATGGCTTACAGAATGAAATTACTATTAAAAAAAGTGGCGAATTATTTTCCATGATTAATTATGAAGTTTTACAAGAAAAGTTTGATTGGAAGATTTATTTGCCTGAGCAAGATTTTAAATTAATTAAAAAGTGTAAGAGAAAAGGAAGTAAGTTAGAACAGGGATTACCGCCTAAAGATAAACTTATTTCCTTAGCTTTTACAGGTGAAAATTATGCTTCATATACATATGTCGACTGAGGGCTACGTGCAAACGTGGCTCTTTTATTTTAAGGAGGAATTTAATATGACAACAAATAAAAATTATTTCTTTTGCTATTCGAAAAAGGTTTCAGATTTTCTAAGTTACAAAGGCATTCGTTTTATTACAGTGGCTCAAGATATGAAAACTCAAAAACCATTTAGCTTATATGAAATTAGTGCTGATTTACAAAAGGCACTTGATGAGTACAAAACCCTAAATAGTAAGTAAAACCCTTATTTTATATAAAAAATCATACCAAAAATAAAATCTAAAAGTTAATCGGAGGTATTCCTTATGCTAACATACGAGGAAATTAAAAATCATTTAGAGTATCACGGTAAGGAGAGTGAAATTTACTTGCCAAATGATATTTTTGAAGAACTAAAAGTAATAGAAAACGTGCAACATAGAGCATTTGCTTACTCATATATCTATTTAACAACGTGGATTTGGAGAAATGGTAAGTACGGTGAAGTTAAGCTGAGTGAGCTATCACAATCTAATATTATGAACTTATTAGGCAAGAAAGGTAATACACGTTTAAGATACATAACTGCTAAAGGTGGGCTACTTGAAGAGATAAAGTATCTTGAAACAAGTAAGGATTACCCTTTGCATAGTTCTCTTACAGAAGAAGGACTTGAATTTACATATCTCAGTGACTATAGCCATGATAGTGAAATCTATGAGTACCTTCGACCACCCAGCAATTTTGAAGCTAAACTTCCAATTAGAGGGCATCATAGAAATATACTTGATCCTGAATGGAAAGTTGAATATGAGCACGGTTATGAAGATGGTACATTCTTTGAAATTGAAAATACGTTTGAAGTTCCTTTTGAAGTATTTATGTATTGCATGTCCAATAAAAATGTTGGTGAAAAAGGGTTCTATATTTATTCATTCTTGAAAATGAAGAATCAGATGTTCAATGGATATGATGTACCGATGAAAGGGCTAGCTGAACAATTAAAAATGCCTGAGAAAACGGCTTTCACATGGCTGAAAACTGTAAGACAGTACAATATGGTTCAAGGAATACATAATCAAGATGCTTTCGTAGTAGGGCTACCAAAAGAGCAGCGTAAAAGTAATACTTACATAACAAATGACATTGAACATTTTACTAATAAACCAATTGAATACGCAAAAATGACAGTTGTGAAACGTTCAGTATATTTGGAAAAAGTAAAAAAAGAACAAGAAAAACGTGAACAAGAAGACATTAAAAAATATGGTGTAACTATAACACTTGACCAATTACCATTTTAACAAAATTCAAAAGGTGACAGAATGACTATACATATAATATAGATTAATTAACCTTTGATTAATAATTAAATATATACATATGAAAATAACTATCTATATTATATATACGGTCAAATTGTCACCTTTTAAGAAATGTATTTTTAACATTATTCTTGGAGGTAATCATATGCAAAATACAATTAATCAATTACAAGAAAATATATCAAAACTACAATCCCTCATTGATGATATGAACGAAAGTCGCAAACAAGCAAGGATACAAGAGAAACTACATAATGAGCGTACAAAATTACTATGTGATTCGGCTATTAGTTTAATTAATGATAAAAGAACTTTAAATGAAATATTAGATGATATTGAAAAATCATTAATTAAGAGAGGAGAAATAGCATGAATATTTATGACGCATTGAAACAGGTAGAAGACAAGAAAGCAGAATACTTCAAATGGAAGCATGATTTAAGGTTTGACCGTACAGCACTTAAGAAAACAGAGGAAGAATTTTTGAAAGCTGTAGAACGTAAAACAATGAATGGATTCATTAAATGGGAAAAGTCACAGGAGTATAAGGCATTGTTATTGTTAATGTTAGGTACTCAAACGGCTAACGATTTACATGAAGTGTATCAAGCAGTATTGGAGAAAGCGAAGCAGGGTGAGGATGTAAATAACTTTATCAAACTACATAAGGAAATTAATGAGAGTTCTAAGATTGCAAATGAGGTATTCAAACCTACGGTGAAAGAGGAAGAGACGAAACCTAGTAGAAAATTAATTCTTGATTAAGACATCCTTTTGGGTGTCTTTTTCTTTTTAGAAAGGGGTAATAGCATGTTTCGCGGACTTAAAAAGATTCTNGGTGACTTTCGGTTATTTTCAAAGAATTTCATTGAGATAATTGATAATGAAAATAATTCAATACCATTCGTATTAAATGCAGAGCAAGAACAGTTTTTAAATGATAAACAGAAATTTAATATTATCCTAAAGGGACGACAAATTGGATTCACAACCTTCTCATTGGCGTACATGCTTTATCTAGCGTGTACTAAGCCCAATACATCATACATAATTGTTACTCACCATAATAACGTTACAAAATCATTGTTCACTAAGTTAAAGAAAATGTATAGATCATTACCGCATAAAGATTTTGTAGATGAAGGCATTTTCCCAGGCATTGAGATAAATAACAGGGATGAATTGTCATTAGATAATGGGAGTCGTATTGTAGTGGCTACAGCACAAGGAGAAGACAGTTTTCGTGGTAACACCTTTCAATTAATTCACTTCTCGGAAATGGCTTTCTATCCAGAGAGTAAGCAAGCAGAAATTATTGGTGCTGCTATACCTGCACTAGCAAAGAATCCAGATTCAGCAATTATTATTGAATCCACAGCCAATGGTTTAAATGAGTACCAGAAAATGTTTACAAAAGCATTTAGAAGTAAGGAATCAGTATGGAAAGCACATTTCTATAGTTGGTTAGCAGAAGCGTACCATAAACAATTTAAACACCAGTTTGATGAAGCTGAAGCATGGTATAAGTCACATAATGGTGGAAGACGTTTAAGTAAGAATGATTTAGAGTTTGAAGAACTATATCTACATGAGCAACAAGGAGCGTCATTCAAACAATTAATGTTTAGACGACATTATGTTGAATTAAACTCATTGGATAAGTTCAAACAGGAATTTCCTTCTAATCCAGACGAAGCATTCTTAACTACTCATAAATCTATCTTTGACATGGAAAAGATTATGCAACGTATACAGAGTGCTATCCCTCCTATGGCTACGAGAGAAGCAAAACTACAAATCCCTCATAAATTACATAAATACCTCAATAAAAACTTATTTATCTTCCAATTACCGAAAGAAAAAGCAAGACATTATGCAGGAATCGATGTTGCAGCAGGTGTTAAAGGTGATAATTCAACATGCGTAATCTTTGATAATGATGGACAGCAAGTGTGTTCTTGGTATTCAAATGATATTCCTACTTATCAGTTTGCAGAATTAATGGATGAACTATGTCGGTATTACAACTATGCCTTTACTTGTGTGGAGCGTAATAGTTATGGTCTACCTGTATTAGAGAAAATGCGTAAAGATCATGGCTATATGAATCTATATAGACAACGTTTATTTAATGAACAAGGTAAGAAAACATCACAATTTGGCTTTCAAACGACTAATGTATCTAAACCTATTGCCATCGAAGATTTTAAAGAACAATTTGAGCTAGGTTTCATTAATCTTGAATGTATTACATTGTTAGAAGAAATGAAAATATATCAAGACAACGGCGGCAAGATGGGTAACAAAAAAGGCGATGGTCTACATGATGATTTGGTAATCGCTACAGCAATGGCAATACAAGCAATGAAACGAAATATTTATTATGTAGAAATTTGATAAGGAGTTGAAACAATGAACTTAAGAGAATATGCAAACACCTATTATAAAGGTGAACCACATTGGTACATTGATGAAGTGTCAAAGTATCAACATCAACAAAGAATACATAAGGTAAATAACTTAAAAGAGTATTTAAATGGCGACCATAAGATTAACTATCTACCGTCATATAAGTACAATGGTAAAGATATTGAGCCAAAGAAGATTATCCTCCAATATGCTAAAACAATCCTCAACTTTCAATCCTCATTTCTTTTAAAGAATCCAATCAGTTTAACAGGTGATAAGAAAGTAGTTGAAGCATTCCAGAAGGTTAATAAAAAAGCGAAGTACAACCGACTGAATAAGAAGATACTTGAAAAGGTTGCTAAGTTTGGTGAGGTATATGAGTATCTATATTTAGATGGTGATGAAATTAAATCGTATATTATTGATCCAACTGAAGGTTATCCAATCTATGACCATACGAATACTTTAATTGGATTCATTGAAGCGTACATACATGATAATATCTCATATTATACTGTTTATTCTAATGAGTATGTAGAGCAGTATAACAATGAAGGTGGAGAGCACCATTTAGTTAGTCGTAGTATTAATTTAAGTGGGCTACCTGTAGTGTATCGTAATGATAATAATGAATTGAATGAGGTTGAAGGACGTTCTGATTTAGAGGATTACATCGCTATATTAGACAACATGGAAGAACTATTGAGCAAATTTACGGATAGTATACATAAGTTTCATAACCCTATTCCTGTAGTAGTAGGTCAAGATTTGAAAGGTGAGGGAATAGATAAGAATATTGTAGGAGGGGGTATACGTTTAGATCTAGATGGTGACTTTAAGTTCGTCACAGGTGAAGTAGATACAGAAGCATTTGAATCAGTATACAAGACATTACTACAATCCTTATTAGATGTGAGCAGCACGCCTGCTGTGTCGATGAATAAGACAGACATATCTAACCTTAGTGAAGTATCTATTAAGTTACTGTATTCATTGGCTGAGTTGAAAGCAGGATTGAATGAATCATTTATGCGTGATGGATTAGAAGAACGTCATGAGAAGATACGTGTGTTGTTATCTTATGTTGGTGCTGTATTCAGTGATGATGTGTATGAGTCGCTTGATATGGTATTCCACTATGCTATGCCACAAAATGAAGGTGAAATTATAAATAACCTTAAAACGTTAAGAGAGATTAAAGGTATCAGTCAAGAGTCCATGTTAGAACAATCTCCTTATACGTCCAATGCTAAACAAGAATTGAAAAGGTTAAATAGTGAAAAGGACAAAGAAGATAAAGTAAATATGGTAAATGGTCAAAGTGGTAAAGCAGATGTTGAGCAGGGTAGTAATGATGGTAATGTGGCTAATAAAGATACTGCATAAGTAGGATGATGATAATTAGTTGAATAA